TTTCGACGAGTTGCAGGAGGATGTTCGCTTGTTCGGCGGTCAGTTCAATTTTAATCATGCCGCCGGAGCATCGGAAACAATCGGCTGATCCGCAACAATTTCCGGCGTCACCTGCGGCAACATCGGAGGAACAACAACAACCGGCACCCACGGCAGCGGCAGCGTAATCACCGGCGGGTTGATCTGATTCTCGATCTGGAGCGTGACGTTGGATTCGATGGCGGTCTTGTCCACGCCGTTCTCGTAGCACCAGTTCAACACCTGCTGCTCGGTGAGGTCTTCGTATTTGGTGAACGAGCCAGTCGGCGGAGCGAATGAGCAGGAGCCGTAGCAGGTGCCGCTGAACGATTCCTGCGAGCCGTTGCAACGCCAGTCGGCGGTGATTACGACATCGGTGAGAGTGCCTTCGGTGGGTTTAACGAGAAGGCGTTCGATGAGCCAAGAGATGGTCATTTACTTGATGCGTTGATTGTTAGCCATCTCCTGCTGGTAAGCGGTAACGCATTCAGCATTCCAAATGGCGTTGGCGATTTTCACAACCTGCTCCGGCTGACCTGTAAGGTCGGAGCCGGGAGTCAGACAATATCGGCGATAGGTCGTCGCTTTGACCTTTTCACCGTCAAGGATCTGGTCCGACAAGCGAACTTGCAGGATTCCATTCGGAAGAGTCTCGCAGAGCGAGAAGATAGAGCGTTCTGTTAGCATGAGATTAAACAATGTAGGTTGCGGTAAAAGCAATTTCAGCCGAAATATCCATTGGAACAAGCGAGTAAGTTCCACCTCCGGTTGGGCTTTGAGCAACTGTTACATTTGTTGTACCAAACTCAGTCAAACCATAGATAACATTTCCGGCAGTTAAAGCTATGTTTGATACATACCCAATGCTAATCCCACCGTAATTTCCTGATGTATTTTGAATTGTAAATGGCAATCCAGAAAAACTCATGTTTCCAGTTCCCGTGTGAGCCGTCCATTGAAGCCATACATTAACTGTAACAAGCCTACCAACCTTTGTGTAAAAACCTTTTTGTTGGGTGTATGTTCCAACCCCAGCCAACGTGCTTCCAATCACCGTCGGCGTGAAAGTCCCCTCCTCATAATCATCCAGCGTGTTCGCATCGGACGAAGCGACTTGGGTGGCGGGGAAGTTGATACCGCTCGAAAGCTGCAAGCAGCCCTTACCCGCACTCGGCGTAACCCCGATGCCGACGTTGCCGCCGTTGGGATTGAATACGAGGTCGTAGTTGAGTGCGTAGTTGCCCCGAGAACGGGCTTGGAACCACCCGTAAACTCCTCCGGTAGTAAATACACCAGCATCGACGCACAGATTGGTTGAAGCTCCCGCCGCTCCAATTCGGAATGCGCCATTCGTAGTCGATGAACCGCTGGTAGCAGGAGCCGCATCAGGACCGTCAACACGCAGTTTGAGTTCTGGCGCAGCCCCCACCCCCAGTCCGGTGGAGTTCAGGGTCATCCGAGTGCCGCCTGCGCCGTCGCTCCAAGTGTTTACGCCAAGCGGAGCAATGCGGTACTGCTCAATGCCACCCTGACCGGCATAGAAAACAATCGGAGCAGTCGTTCCGGTTTCGGTGGCAGCACCAATTCCAAGACCACCACCGCCGATGCGGTAAGCGAACGGATTACCATTTCCAACACCGGGAAGAGAGCCGCCAGTGACATACCAGTTGCGAGCCGTCAGGTCGCCGGTGATGGTGGCGGAGGCGGCTTGAACATTTCCTCCAATCGTCAGCGCATCGGTCGTCTTGTTGTAAACCAGACCGGCGTCGCCTGCTAAATTCGTTCCGCCATCATTGAAGATGACTTGAGTCGTTGCGCCGGGAAGACCAACGCCGCCACCAAGAGCCGTGTACAGCTCGGTGAAGTTTTGGTTGGTGTAATCGAACGAAGTCCGCAGCGGCGTCCCCGTTCCATCGTTCGGCGATGCGCCGATATTGATCGTTTGCTTTGACATATATGACTAAATGAATGTTTCGTTGACCTACAGAAATTCGGTCATGTCCGCCGTGATGATCGTCACGTCCGCGCTGATTACGGTGTTGTCCGCCGTGATATCAGCCGTTCCGCCAAGCGTCGCCGCCTCCCAGAGTAGGCCAATCTCCAGCAATATTCGCTCGCGTGGACTCATGCAGGAAGCTCCTTGAGCCTCCGCAATCAGTGTGGCCGCATCGGCGCAGGTGATAATTGGCATATCAATGGTCAGCCAGAATGAACCACGCGACTCCGTTGGTCATAATCAACACGCTGTTCCACTGCGGAGTCAGTGTATGAGTCGCAGCGCCATCAATCGTCTCGCTCGCATAAGCGTCAACGATGACCGCATTCGCACCGCTGTTGATTCGCTTGAAAGCATAGATACGACCCGGAACCAGCGCCGCCGGGGGCAATGTCATCGTAATCGCGCCTGCCGTGGCATCGGCGATGATCAGATAATCACCGCTCACCACGCTGCCGCTTGTCGTAACGCTCCGATACGCACCGCGTGTCGCGCCACCGCCCTGAAGATACGTCGCAATGCGGTTCTCAAGGGCCAGTTTGGCCAACTCAACCTCCCACGGAGAGCGACATCCCAGCGACGCCGCCTCGTTAATGAGCGTTGCCGCCTCGTCGCATGTGATGTTTGGCATATTATCAGTGAAAATCGGTTATCAGGCCATCGGACCACGTCCGCGTTGCATCACCTCGGCGATAAAACCGCCGCCGCCGGGAGCCGCACCCTCCTCTACCTCCATCTCCTCCTCCTCACCACGCTCGGCCAGCTTCTTGCCCTTCGACTTCTTCTCGTATCCGGGGATAGCAATGCCATCAATCTCGATAACCTCGGCCTTACCATTCTTGCCAAGAAGGATCGTTGCCATCGTCTGGAACGCTTCACCTTCAGCGAGATTTTCAGGAACTTCGACGCCTTTGGGGAGAGTAAAACTCGGCATACGGGGAGCATTACTCCATGTATTGGGATGTCAACGCCTATCCGAGTGACGGGCAATAAAAAACCCGCCACCAACTTTTCGGGAAGGTGACGGGGTGCCTCACAACGAGGCGTTTTACAAGCATTCAACCCACTGATCCAACGCCGCAACGATGTCCCAAAAAGAAAAACCCGCAAGCATTTTCACGCCTGCGGATTCTTTGAAATAATCGACTGCTACGATTACGAGCAGATGATCTGGGTCAAGGCTCCGGTACAGCGCCGGAAGATAATCGTCATTCCTTGGTTAGTGAAGATAGGCTCTGGGGCGTGAATGAACTCAGCATAATGCTGACCCTTTTTGTCCAGAGGATCGGGGCAATCAGTGTCGAGCTTGTAGGCACCAGTCACCCACTGCCACTCGCCCATGTAGTTGGTCGGCATCCACGCCAAATCGCCTACGCGGTTCACAGGACGCACGATGTGCGACTTGAACACATACGGAGTCACGATGAACGCGGCCTCGTACGCAGCAGTCGTCCAGCTCGGATTGACGCTGAACACAGTACCCTTCGTACCGGAAGAACTGGTGAACGGCTGAACCAGCGTATACTTGCCGCCAGCGTAGCTGTATCGGGGAGGGAACAAATTCGGCACATGCCGGAAGTTCTTGATAACCCGGTTCGCGCCGATTCGCTTGAGCAACTCCGCACCAGCGCCAGTACCCTGATCAGCGTAGCGCAAGTCATCGCGGAACGCGGGGTTGTTCTGGGCGATGCGTTGGCTGGCTTCCAAGCCGATGTACAACGGGAACACTGGTCCGTCGCTTGAGTAGCTGATGAAGCCAGAGCTATCAGGATTCGTCGCGCCGTTACGAATCAACGTAGCAGCAGCCACATCGAGCATCTCCTGAGTCAGCTCAGAGGTGGACTGATTGAGCGCCTGACCAGCAGATCCAGTCTGAATCCACGGCAGCTCATTCACGCCGGACGGAATTGTCTCAACCTGAGTGAAGGACGAGTCGGCCACTGCCTTGATGGCATACTTGGCGAACATATTCTGATAGCGAGTCTCCCAAGAACGCTGCGCACGAATGGAGAGCTTCTCCAAGTACACACGCAAGAACGCCTCGACGCGATGATCAAAGGTCAGATCATCCTTACAGAGCAACGGGCCTTTCAGCGCGAAACGCTCAGGACTCCAAGTAACGGCATTATAGCCGACCGGAACGTCGTTGTAGGTGACATCGCAAGCGCCAGAATTGGAACCACTGGCGAGCGTGATGGCCGACCATTCCTCAGCCGCAGTCGGCTCGATGGAAGTGGTGGTGAACGAGGTCTGGGTCAAACCCGTACCCTGAGGATACTCGCCGCGCTCAATCATATTGAGCCACATCGAGCGGTACGAGGCGCGTTTATAGACGTCCTGCGCGAGCGACTCAGTCGCTACAGCGAAGGCGTTGAAGACATTGGTACAAGCCATGAGAAGTAAAATTAAACCGACGTTATCTGCATTTGGTAGGCCATTCTATCCATCCATCAAACGATAGCGGACTAGCTTACCTTCTACTTTTGCGGAGCGTCATTGCCGCTTAGACAGTTTGCTGTGGACGACCAATCCACGTTCCCGTTTAAGGTCGATGGCCGGACTGAGACACACTAATGCCTTACGCGTCAATCAGAATAAGTCTTGATCTGGAATATCGTCTGTCAGTTCATGCTGCTCCGCCATGTAGCTTTTGTGTCCTCCAAGTAGGCCGAGCTTGTGCGGCTGGATGATATGCTCCCTCGCGATGAATCCTCGGAACGTATACGGACCGGGGAATTGTCCGGTCATCAGAGCATAGTAATCGACACCCAGCGTTTTGACGCCCTTGCGCGAATCGACCAGCAGCTTGCCGCCATCATACTTCGTCGTCTTCACATCGATACGAACGCCCGGAGGAGGCGGAACAATCGCGTCGTAGAGCGGGTGCGGAGGCTCACGATCCGTATCAATGTCGGGATAGACATTGAATAGCTTACAGAAAGCAATCTCTCCGCATACGCCCTCAAGATCCACAGTCGCAGGGTCATCCGCGCTAATCTTCAAATTCGTAGTGTTGAAATGACGATTATTGCCGTTGCGATTCTTGGCTACGAAGTGGGCCAATTTTCTCTCAGCTTGATTGAGAGAAATAACTTGACCAATTTTAATTTTACTTAACATGGTCAAAAAGGTGGAAAATTTTTGAGGGGGGTATCGTAAACGAAGCCCACCCGCAAAGGGGGTGCCAGGTCCTCCGGCAGCTTTCATGCCATTCTGCCAGAAAACAATCCTTTTCCCCCATTAGATTATCTTATCCAGACTATAAGTTACCCACCGTGGCACAATACTAGTTATCTTCACTTCAAACGGGGTTTACCGATTGTTCCACGTGGAACAATTTGTCCGGCATCGATCCTAGCAGATTAATCGAGACGGACGTGCTCTCTCCCCCTTCACTCCAACCGAACACTAGCGCCGACCGCTTGGCTACGCTTCCAAGGATCTGTTCTCTAGTACTCTCATCCTTGAGGTCCGCTAGGTCATAGCTGTCGATCCTTTCGAGCGTGCTGGCGGCGTCTGCGGCCAGCTTAGAACGGACGAGCGCGGATAGGCTTTCTAGGCTTTGGGATTTATTCTCTTTGCAAACGGTTTGCATTTGCTTCCTTAGTTTCGTTAATCCCGTGCGGCTTGCTTTGGTTTGCACCGTTTCAACGCATAGCTTCAAATCGTCGGCAATTGCCGACAATTCTTCGCCTGACAGGTATCGGGCTTTGACGGTATCCCACACTTCGCTTGGCTTTGCCATGCATAACGCATAGCGGCTTTGGTTGCGGCTTTCAACGTCCAGCTTGTGACGGGCTTTCCTTCCCCCTCGTTTTCCCTCGTTTTCTTAAGGAATTCCCTCGTTTTCCATCCCATCAAAACTTTTTCAAACTTTTTCTTTGACTCTTTCCACCCTCCACCCTAGTCTGTCCTCACCAATGAAAACCGCGCTTCAAAAACTCGCTTCACTCGCTTTCCAGTGCGTTGCCTACGCTGTCCTAGGTTACGCGTTTTACTTCCTTTTCTTCCGTTCCCAGTTCTAACCCTCAGCCAATCAAATCATGAAATCCCTACTCTCAATTGACACCAACGCAAAAACCGTCAAAGGCCAGAAGCAAGGTTACCGCACCGGCATTCTCTACCTTGCGCCAGCCTCCGTTTCCGGTGTCATAAATGTCTGCCTTTTCGCGTCCGACGGATGCCGCAGACATTGCCTATACTCTGCCGGTCGTGGCGCATTTAATTCCGTTCAAAAGGCGCGCATTGCAAAAACCCGACTATACGTTGCAGATAAACCGCTTTTCATTCAAACGCTCAAAACCAACGTGAGGCAATTGATTGCCAAGTGCGCGAAAGCCAATGCCACGCCGACGGTCCGCCTTGACGGTACTTCCGACGTTGGATGGGAAAGACACGGTGTAATCCAAGCGTTCAAAGACGTGCAATTTTATGACTACACCAAAAACTACATTCGAATGATAGGCTTTTTATTAGGAAAACTGCCTTCGAATTATCACCTTACGTTTTCCCGTTCCGAAACGAACGAAGCCCAATGTCTCGAAGTCCTAAAGCGTGGCGGAAATGTTGCCGTGGTTTTCCGTGGAAAGACTCTACCGACGCATTGGAACGGATTCCCGGTCATCAATGGTGATGAGAACGACTTACGTTTCCTTGATCCTAAAGGCGTCGTCGTTGGTCTTACCGCAAAGGGAAAAGCAAAGTCCGATACAAGCGGTTTCGTTGTAGGTTAAAGCAACGTGTCAGGCCATTCGAAAGCGTGGCTTGCAACGTGTCTTTAACTCTCAATCCAAAGCATTCAACCCACTCAATCCCATGTTAAACCGATACTCCGGTCAGTGCGTCCAATGCCATGAATACGTTCCCGCTGGCCTTGGCACCGTAACCAAACGCAACCGTGCATGGCGCATTGATTGCAACGCATGCACCGGCCGCATGCCGGAAGACTCCGGTGTAGTCTGCGTCCGCACGTCATCCGGTTGGATAGGCACCAGGAATGCGCGCGGCCGTTGTGAAGACGCACCGTGCTGCGGTTGCTGCTCTTTCTAACCCTAACCCATCAAATCCAATGGCATGTCTCTCCAAAAACGGCACCGAAGTCTTTCGCGTGGACGCACTGAAATATTCCATGTCTTTCCGAAGCAACGGAAAAGTCCTCAAAAACGAGGGCTTTGGATGGAAACTCTTGAAACTGTCCGTCCCTTTCGATGACGCGCTTGCAAAGCACCGCGCCACACAAGCCAACCTTTCGCGCGCGTACCTAGACTATCGCGACGCCGTCCAAGCGGAATTCCCGCTCTTTGTCCGCTGGCAATATCTAACCCTGCGCGATTTACTAGGCGACGACCTAGACGGTATCTATTCCGATTTACAGGACCGCCACATTTACACCGATTTGGACACGCTACAGGAACTGCATGACCTGTACCGCGCCTACCGCGCGGACGTTGACGCGCGAAAGGGAAAGGTTACCGCTTGAAACTTGTGGAATTCCTACGCGCGCGCGCCTTTGAGGAGCCGTTTCAAATGCATGGCGAAAAGTGGCAGTTCGTCACGGTCCGACGCGCGGACGGAGCCGAGGACATTGGCGTTTACCGCTTTGCAACGGACCTGTGTTACGACTACGCGGACTTCCGCGCGCTATTCAACCTACAGTAAACCCAACGAATAAAAACCCAATGAAAACCCAACGAATCGAAACAGCCGTCTCGAACCTCATAAACGGAAACCTCACGCACGCACGCAAATCGGCGCGCGGCCTGACATACTCTGAAATATTCGACTGGCTCACTGGCCCAGTCGGATGGACGGAAAACCGTTCCCGCGCGTGCGCCGATTATTTGATTGGACGCATAGACTTTCGAACCTATTGCAACGCGTACCGTTGACCCATCCTAAGCGCATCATTCGAAAGAGTGGTGCGACAGGGTAGGCCATTCTATCCGCAACAACTCCGAATCATGAATCCAAAATTAATTCCCATCCTGCAACGCATCATCGCCCGCGACTCGGTCCTATCGTCGTTTGACGCTGACAATCTTCCGCAATCCGCGCTTGCCTATGTGCGCAGCCATTACCTGAACGACAATTTCCTGTGGCTCACGCCCGAGGATCAGGACGTATTGGAAGAACTGCCCCCATTCGCTGACAACCTGTCCGAATCCATTCGACCCGGCGGTGGTATCGGCAACACCGATTCCAACGAGTATCACATATTTGACGACGGCTCCCTATGGGTCAAAACCAACGCGTACAGCAGCGTATGGGCGGACGCTACCGATTATGCGGTCGAAATCCTGCTCCCGCGCATGGAACTGTCGCGCATGGACGCGCAATTACTCCGCGCTATCGAGATGGACGACGCCGTCGAAAGCGTCCGCGCTGACTTTTATTCGTCCTTCGCGCAGGTACTGAACCGCGATTGCGGCATTGCCTATTGCGACGCTCGCGGACATTGGGACGCATGGTCGAGACAAGCTCCCGATTCGCTCACAGAGGAACTAGAACTAGGCGGTTCCCATTCTGGACGCGCCGAAGGCCTTCGCTTTGCATCCGAATACACCGTCACCGCCTAAACCAATGAAAACCCATACCCCCGGCCCGTGGCTTGTTAATTTCGAACAGAACAAATTCGATTCGAGGCATTCGAAAGTTCAAGTGGTTGATGGCAGTTCCGCTTCTCTGAATAACGGCGGATTGCCGCTGGTTCTGGCCAACGTCAACGCCATGCCATTCAACGACGAAAGCGAACCGCTTGCCAACGCTCGCCTTATCTCCTCCGCGCCTGACTTATTGGCCAGTCTGATTGAACTGGAATCAATGGTTTCGGAAATGCTGCCCAAGCATGGTCCGTGCGGATGGGGCGAACTTGCCCTCAATCAAGCGCGTGAAGCTATCGCCAAAGCGAAAGGAAACGAGTGAAACCCAAGCCGCCAACCTATCGCGAACTTTACCTTCGCGCCTATGCGTTACACGCGCAGGAAGAGGGTAAATATCAGCGATTGCTTTACCTCACGTGCAAGATTGCGGATGCGGTTCCCGTTGGCCATGAAGTTCTGAACGACTGGAATGACTACAAACGACAACTTGAGGAGGAGGAAAATCAATGAACATGCCAACACGCACAAGTCACGCACCGTGGAAGGCTGAATTTGGACTCTACGGATGGGCGGTTCTATCCACGCGAGGAGAAGAGGTTGCCTTTATCCGTCAAAGCATCGTTCACGATGGAGCCAACGCTCGCCTTATCTCCTCCGCGCCCGATCTGCTCGCCGCCCTCGAACGACTCGCGCATCCAATGGCCGACGATGAGGACTTAGACTACGCTCGCGAGGTAATTGCCAAGGCGAAAGGCCAGCAATGAAAGTCTATTGGACGGTTCGCTACGGCGAATTTCGACAGAGCGAATACACGTTTCAGGGACGCAATGCCAAGCGTGACGCGCAACGACTGGCGAAGCGATTCGGCGGACGGGTTGTGCGCGAGAAAGGAAACCAATGAAGCATCGACACAAGCCAGAGAAGTTCGTTCAACGCTGTTTTTCCGGTCCAGTTGAACCAGACAAGCCGAATCCCCGTGCGCATGGATGGGTGACGCAAGAACAGGTTTGCCGGTGCGGCGCAAAGCGGTTCGTCAACCTCAACCAGCAGGAAGCTGAAACCGGACATTGGCAATCGGAATGAAAGTCCGTTAAAACATTCCCGCGCATCTAATCCCACGAATAAAACTCATCCGCGCATCAAATCATGCATCCACTACTCTTATCCGCGCTTATCCAGATCGAATCCCACGGTGACGACCTCGCTCGCGGCAAACATGGCGAACTAGGCGCACTCCAAATCAAGCCAATCCTTGTGCGCGACGTTAACCGAATCATGGGGACGCATTATGTCCACGCGCAGGTAACAAACCGCGCAACGTCGATCTTCATCGCAAACGCATACCTTTCGCATTACGGACGCAACCTCAGCGACGAAAGCCTCGCTCGGCTTTGGCAAGGTGGGCCAAAAGCTCTCAAGCGTTCGTCCTCCCGCGCATACGGTAGACGCGTCATGCGCGAACTCCATTCCCTAGAGAACGCGAACCGATCTTTCACCGAAAACCACCATTTCACCGCACGGTAAAACAGCACAAACCAATGAAACTAACCAT